AGAATTGGGATTTTCTATCAAATAACGTAAAACACATTGCAATGGAAGTGCACCTTGATGCATCACCGTCTGCACCTGATATGTTTATCAAAATGAGAGAAAAGCTACTACCAAAATTACAACAGGCAGGATTTCAATTGAATTTCCTTAAACCTGAACATAAAATAAAGATGTGGAATGATTCATGGATCAAAGGCAAATGGCCAATCGGTTGGGGTTCCTGTTGGATGATATATTTGACAAAAAAGTAGTTGACAGAAACGGAAATCTGTTATAGTATAGACATAACATTGAAAGGATATCCATGTCTAATTTTTACACCTCAGTTGAGCGTTTCGGTAATACCATCCTATGGCGCGGTTATGAAAACGGTAAACGGTTTGAACGCAAAGTAAAGTATCAACCAACTCTGTATATCACCACACAACAAAAAGAATCAGAATACCAGTCACTGTTTACAAAGGCACCAATCAAGCCAATGTTGCAAGATAGTATGAAAGATGCCAAGGAGTTCACCGAAAAGTATAAAGGTGTTCACGGACTTGAGATATGTGGTAATACAAATTATGTCTCACAATTTATTCAAGAAAAGTATCCTAATGAAATTAAATTTGATCCAACGCTCATTAACATTGTCAGTTTTGATATTGAGGTGGATATTGCTGATGGGTATCCTAACATGGATACTGCGGACAAGGAAATCACTTCCATCGCATATAAATCTTCAAAGTCAAACACATATCACTTGCTTGGCCGAAAAGAATATGATAAGCACAAGACCTTAACTGATATTGATACTGATGATATTCTGTGGATGCAGTTTGATACCGAAGAAGCATTACTCAAACGGTTTATTAGTATATGGGTAAATGACTATCCTGATATTGTTACAGGTTGGAATGTTGAATTCTTTGACATTCAATATATTATTACTCGTATGAAAAACCTATTAGGTGAAGAAAAGGTTAAAGAATTGTCACCGTGGCGTTCGGTCCGACCGTATTCCCGTGAGTTCTTTGGTAAAGATCAAGGATCATATCGTATCAGCGGAATTACCGTTGTCGACTATATGGATGCCTTCAAGAAATTTGGTTACAAGTACGGCCCACAAGAATCATGGAAACTTGACCATATTGCATATGTTGTGCTTGGTGAAAAGAAAATGGATTACTCTGAATACGGTAACCTAACTAATTTGTATGAGCAAAATCCTCAACTATATCTCGACTATAACCTTAAAGATACTTGGCTGATCCAACGGTTTGAAGATGAAACATCATTACTTGAATTGGTTATGACCGTTGCATATGGCGGCGGTGTTAACTATGGTGATGCATTTGGTACAGTTGGTATTTGGGAAACAACCTTGTATCGTAAACTGATTAAAGAAAAACGTATCCCACCAATCAAAGGTGGTCCAGGTCAACGTGCTGGAGAATTGGTTGGCGGTTATGTAAAAGATCCTAGAGTTGGTATGCACCCATGGATTGTATCATTTGATTTGAACTCACTGTATCCGCACTTGATGCTACAATATAATATGTCACCTGAAACCTACCTTGAGGATGAGCGTGAAAACGTATCACAGGATATGGTATTGAGTGGTAAATATCAATCAAGCCGTGAGAATATGTCCGTTGCTGCCAATGGTGCTTGTTTTACTAATGAGCATATCGGCATTATTCCTGAAATCATTAATGAGTATTATGGTAATCGTAAGATCATCAAAAAAGAAATGCTCGGTGTTGAACAAGAACTCGAGAATGCAACCGATCCTGCTATCAAAGAACAATTGAAACGTAAAGCAAACCAATTACATAACTCACAGATGGCTATCAAAATTAGTATGAACTCACTATATGGTGCTATGGCAAATGTTTACTTCCTATATTATATTAACGATATGGCTGAAGCAATTACAACCTCAGGTCAATTGTCTATTCGGTATGCTCAAAAGTCAGTAAACAATTATCTCAACAAGATCCTTAAAACTGATACTGACTATATCGTATATATTGATACCGACTCAATCTATGTTGATATGGCGCCGATTGTAGAATCAGCATTTGGTACTGTTGATGTTGACCGTAAGAAAGGCGAGGAGTTCCTTGACAAAGTTTGCCAAATGAAAATTGAACCAGTAATTGATGCTGGTTATGAAGAACTCGCAAAGAAGATGGGTGCCTATCGCCAAGCAATGGGTATGAAACGAGAAAAGATTACTGATAAGTCGGTGTTTATTGCTAAGAAACGGTACATTATGAATACACTGAATTCCGAAGGTGTTCACTATGAAGAACCAAAGATTTCAGTTACAGGTTTAGAATCAGTACGCTCATCAACACCTGAGGTATGCCGTGAGAAACTCAAAAAATCATTCAAAGTTATTATGAATGAAGGTGAAGAAGCAATGCAGCAGTTCATCCAGGATTTCCGTGAAGAATTCCGAACACTTAAACCTGAAGACATCGGGCGTAACAGCGGTACCGATAACATTGATAAGTACAAAGTAAAAGGTTCTTATAAGAAAGGTTGTCCAATGCACGTTCGTGGTTGTATTCTATACAACAATCATCTCAAACAGCTAGGACTAAATAAACGGTATGACTCAATTGCTGGTGGTGACAAGATCAAGTTTGTTTACTTGAAAATGCCAAATCCTATCCGTGAAAACATTATTTCGTTTCCAGGAGCATTACCTAAAGAATTTGAGTTGACAAACTACATTGACTATGATAAACAATTTGAAAAGGTGTTCCTCAGTCCGATTGAATCAATCCTTGATGCGATTGGTTGGAATGCTGAAAAAATTAACACACTTGAAGATTTCTTTGGATAAAGGTAACACCATGAACAACACAAAGCTTAATACACTTGAGGCAGCATGGCGGTATCAGAATACTGTTGTGGAAGCACTCGAAGCCGAAAATGCACCAGACAAATATATAACTATTGCTAAAAAGAAACGGCTACAAATCAAAGATAAGATTGCAATTTTAAAAAATGAGGTACTAAATAATGACTGATTGGGCAAATGATATTTACATGATGCATAACAAGTTTGGTGTGCGTGACTGGTTTGAAGCAAACAAAGGTGATAAGGATCTTATGGCGAAGTATTTGCGCTTTCGCCTAAAAATGTGCACGGAGGAATTAAATGAAACGATTGATGCCGCTCTGTTTGACAAAGATTCTGAAGAGATCGTTGATGGTCTTATTGACCTTTGCGTTTTTGCTATTGGCACTCTCGACGTATTTGGTGTTGATGCTAATGACGCTTGGGATCGTGTTTATAGTGCTAACATGGCAAAAGAGCCTGGAATTAAGCCGGGGCGTCCTAATCCGTTTGGGCTTCCAGATCTATTGAAACCTTCTGGATGGACAGCACCTAGCCACGAAGGTAATCATGGTAATTTAGATAAAGCGCTGTAAGTTTTACACTACTGTCACAAAACTTTGAGGTTTCTATAATAAATAATTTAAGGCAAGGTGGTAAATACCTTGTCTTTTTTAATGCGAGCGACGGGGTAAAGCCGTCAAGCAAAAAGGAGAACTAAATGGAATTACTCACTATGTGGAGCCTTGTCGGCTTCCTGCTTGCTGCGTATGCAGTTATAGCAAACGATTCAGTACAAACGCTCGGTACTTGGATGGCATCTAACAATGAGAGATTTAACTTTAAAGTATTATGGGCAGCGGCATCCGCTGTTTTATTATATACACTATGGTATGGTTGGTATATGAATGGCGGTGATATATCCTACGGCCGTTTGAATAAGATCCCATTCCAGGAAGTACAATGGTATCATGCCGCAGCCCCAGCTATTCTTGTAGCATTAACACGAATGGGTGTTCCGGTTTCAACATCGTTTTTGGTCTTATCAGTATTTGCTTCAACCTTTGTGTTGGAAAAAATGCTTATGAAATCAATTATGGGTTATGGTGTAGCCGCGGCTTTTGCTTATGCGGTGTGGTTTGCTATCCATAAGTATTTTGGTAAATGGTACGACGAAACTCAACCGGTATCTGAAAGCAATAAGAAGTTTTGGCGTGTTGCCCAATGGGTAGCAACAGGTGGATTATGGTTTACTTGGTTATCTCACGATATTGCTAACATTGCGGTATTCCTACCACGTGCCATTCCTGTAGACCTAATGGTGTTTATCAGCGTTGTGTTTGTTGCTGGCCTATTCTTTATGTTTAGAGAAAAAGGCGGTAAAATCCAAAAGATCGTTTTGGAAAAGCATAACACTCGATACGTACGATCGGCGACATTGATTGATTTATTCTATTGGTTATGTTTATATTTCTTTAAAGAACTCAATGATATTCCTATGAGTACAACATGGGTATTCGTTGGTTTGCTCGCAGGCCGTGAATTGGCTATGGCTACATACTTTGGCAAAAAGAAAACAAAATCAGTATTCCCATTAGTTGCTAAAGACTTTGGTAAGATGATGGTAGGACTTGGAGCTTCAGTTGCTCTTGTATTATTGGTCCATTATGTTATTAATCCTACATAACATTATGTTTCATTAATGCGATGTTAACGGTAACATTATAAATAGTGGGATCTTCAGACATAAATATTATTTTATAGAGGAGGTCCCACAATGTGCAGTCCATTTGTACGTAAAGAAGCCAACCGAATGAATTGGATGATAAAGGGTCAGTTGATTGACCGATCCGAAAGTGATAAAACAGTCGAGTATATCTATGACTCATATTTCAAAAGGTTGTGGAATAACAATGAAAACTATATCCACGAAACCGGTTTTGAACACGCCTGGAAAATCCGTGAAGCAGAAATGCTAAATGAAGATGTTAAAAGAGTTGCAGTCCTTGGAGGACACTACGATTAACAAGAAAGTATATTATGGAAATAATGAGATCCCACCCTCATAATACAGTATCATTTGATGGGACATATTATATAAAAGAATTTAAACACCATCGGCACCATTTAAATGAAGAATGGGCAATGCTATATGATGGCTTATATAATAAATTTCCCGACATAACACCAGAACTTATAGACTTTGTACCAGGTAAGAAAATTGTTATGGAAGCGGTTGAAGGTTTGACTCCACAGCAAATTAAATATGAGCGGTCGAGTGGAACTATACTTAACGATTTAAAAAAGTTACTTAGCATATCACAAAAAATCACCTCAGCATTTGCCGAATATTCTTTGGATCTTAAGGATACATATTACTGCTATCACTATGACTTAAACCCTGGGAACCTTATCATACAAGATTTGGATAAACTTAAGTTCAAATTTATTGATATTGATTCTATCAGGTTTGACTATGCCTTTATGCGTCAAAGTTTATTTGATACATGGATTGCTGATATGTATTCCGAGTATAGATGTATGAAACTTGCGGAAGGACAAGCATGGGATACTTTTTTTACCGCGGTGAGGAATTAATTTGGTTTAAAAAGAAATTAACTATTGACATTTAGTATAGAATCAGTTATATTGTTTATATAAGGTAAACAAAGGAAAAACCAAATGTCAAGAATTGCACATCTTCATAACGGCGCAATGATTAAAGCCGACGTAATTGAAAGCTTTGACAAAGCAATCCGTAACGACTTTAATCTTCGTCCTGGTTTTGGTTCAACTGATTTTTGGAATTTTGTTGAGTCTGATATGTATATGGACTTATCTGGTGTGTATGCTTCATCTTATATTGATGAATGCTTTGCTGTCTTGGCAGAAACTGAAGTTTTAGGAGTATAATAATGGAACCTTGGATTCAAGAAACCCGCAATGGCTTTGAAATAGCCGAAGAAGAAATGAACCGTATTGAAGCTATGCCTGTTCAAGGTGAGCAATCTATTATGGTTCAGTCTGATATGAAAACATGGGCTGTTAAAAAAGGTATTTGGCTATCCGAACACTATAAAAATATTATTGTTCTTCATGCTATTGACCGTGGTTGGCTTCAAGCAAATAACGATGGTATGGAGGTTGTAGGATGAGGTATTGTGCGAAATCAGACACCTTTGAATTTAAAGGCCGTGTATATGATGTAGAATTTGGTTCTGATGATACACGTCATGGAGGGCCTTTTGACCGCGGCTCAGCGGATAGTTACTATGGGCGCGGTTGTCGACCTCATTACTATGTTGGTGATACTGGACTGTCTGAAGTCGTTGCTGAGCTGACTGATATTGAAAAAGATGCGTACTTTGCTGGGTATGAGTATAATGAAGTAATCGTTCGAGATTTTAAAGATTGGGGTTAATTTCTTTTTAACTTAAATTAACCATTGACATTTGCTGTCGAATCAGTTATATTAGAATCAACAACAAAAGGAAAACACCATGAACTATTCAGTATATCAAATTCAAATGACTCGTGAAATCGCCGACAAAGTAAACGCAGGCGAAACTGTACCAGCATTTGAAGCTCGGAATAAAATGAATCTTGACTTTGCTGGTCACAAAATTGGTGGTTTGGCAGACGAGGCACTTACTGCCGGGTTTTATACTCACGTTGCTAACATTGAAGCTGACAGTGCAAACGATGTATTTGAAATTGGTAATATGGGTCCTGAGTCGGCAATCACTCGCTTTTCTCGTATGCACTC